CTACCCGGTAACGGATGGCCCCGCAAGGCGCACCGCTCGGGCTTTCGCAACCCGCGCTCGGTCCACATATCGAGCGCGAATTGATGCGACGCGCTCGGCTGTCCACCCGATAACGTCCGCAATCTCGCTGTCCGAAAAGCCCGCTATCGCAAGCCGCGTGACAAAGGTGCCGCGCAGGTCGTGAAACTTGCGATCGAAGCCCTCGGGCATTGCCTTGCGCCAGGACGACTGGAACCCGCTTGATGTCCACGGCTGCGCCCTGCTGTTCAACAGGACATGCCCCTTCCCCGGCCCCATCAATGCCCGCGCCAGCTCGTCGTGCATCGGTATAACCGCCTCCCCGCCCGTCTTGGCGGTCGTGGTCGCTATGTATGCCGGGTGTATCTGCTCCCACCGTAGGTTGAGCAAATCCCCCTGCCGAAGCCCGGTAAGGCTGGCGAGGACAAGCGCCCGCTTTATGTGCGGCGCTATGTCCTCCACCGCTTGCCAGTGGCGCGGCTCCCATATCAGGTCCGCCCGGTTCGTCTTGTGCAGGTGTTTGATGCCCTTGGCGGCGTTCTGCGACACCAGCCCACGGTCGTATGCCCAGCCAAGCACGGTTGCCAGCGTCCCGATTGCACGATCCGCAGCGCGCGGCGTTTCGGCCATGCTGTCCCGCCATGCCACCAGCGTTGCCCGCGCGTCCGGTGCGTTGAATGCGCGGATAGGTGCCATGCCCCATTTCTTGGAGATACGGTCTAGCCATATTCTGTAGTCCCGCTGCGTTCCCGGCTTGAGGGCGGTGAAGTCGGGGCTTTGCCGATAGAGGTTGAGTATGCGGTCAAACCCGTCCGGTGATCCCCGCTCGCGTCGGGCAGCATAGGCAAGATCGAGCAGGGCAGGCGTAATTGCGGGCTTAGCGCCATCCTGAACATGGATACGCGGCCCGCCTCGGTATGCATAGACGAACCAGCGATCCTCACCGCTGGCCAGCCTTTTGCGGACTATGTGAAGGCCGGTCGAGATAGTCGGCAAGGGAATCGCCCGCGTTCGAGTTGGCTGGCGGCGAAACCTTTACGTAGTCGGGGCCAATGTCAACGCCACACCGGGCCACGTCTATGCCCTGCTCGCGCAGGAACTCGAACATTTCCTTCACTTGGGCAACGGGGACAAGGCGGCGGGGCGCGGTCACATTACTCTCCGTTGAGGTGCTTGCGGACAGCTAGGCCGGTTTCGTTCAACTGCGCCGAAAGATACCATTCAGTCCCAACCGGCTTGTCTGCCTGTGCCGAGCCGAGCCATTCTTTCCGCCCGTAGTAGACCGGATAGTGGTAGCCGAGTTCGTATTCGTCGGGTTCCATCTTCACATAGAGCGGCGGCATCGCATCCCACTGTTCCGGCGAAAGCGAGGTGGGTATCGTGGGCATCGCCAGCACCCAGTCCCGCTGCGCCTCGGTCAGCTTCCCGGCTATTTCAGCGATCCTCTTATCCATTGTGGGCCTCCTGAGCGCGGATTGCAGCAGCGCAGAGGGCGAGCGCGGGGGTGGCACCAGTCGCTTCCGCGTCAAACGCTCGCTGGACGGGGTGACGCAGTTCAACATGGCGCTTGCGAATAGTATATTCCCACCCCTCCGGCACCAGCGTCATCGCGGCGTCGAGAAATGCCCCCGCATTGACCAAATCCTCGAATCGCCGCCATGCTTTGGGGTCGATGCATTCGGTCCCGTGAACTGCCTCGTAGGCGCGAATGAACCAGATGCGCTCATCCCCCTCCAGCGCCTCGATCCGCTCGGCCAGCTTTGTTGTGTCGGTCATTGTGTTACTCCGGTTGTTCCTCACATCCCAAGGGGTGCGATCGGGGTCTTCGTTATTCCCGAACTTGTCGAAGCAATTGTAGTCCCCGACGAATTCGTCACTGACTGCGTAGGAATCCACCATCTCGGGATCGTCGTTGTATTCGTGACAGGGCTGCTCGATAAGGCGGCACTCTCCTGTAACTCTGTGGACGGCCACTAGGGGCCCTTTCCAGTCAACCAATTCCTCGCCCATCATCAATCTCCAAACTCTCTGCAAATATCCTCGAAGCGCGGGAGCATCTTGCGTCCGTCCGCTTCTGCTGCCTTGCGTCCTCGCGCGGTAATCGCTGCTCGCAATTGCGCCTGTTCGCGCTCGATGCGCTTGAAGGCGGCGATCTGCTCGGCAAGCGACGGTTCTGCGCCTGCTTTGACCAGGCGGGGCTTGTGGGCGCGGGCGGTCATGCTGCGGTCCATTCAGCAAACAGACCTTCTTTCTCGCGGCCCACAAACACCTTGGTCGGCTCCCACCATTCGGAACGTAGAAATCGCGCCACGTCAGCAGCCATATCTTCGCCCCATGCGATGCGGTCGGGGAGACACTTGCCTTCATATTGGCAGGCCCATTTGTTCAGGCAGTCTTGAAGATGGCGCGCATTGCCCCCGGCCCGAACCCAAGCAGTTATCGCCCAAGTGTGGCCGTGAACTTCGCCGCTTAGACGGTCGCGATGTTGCGCCGTGAGCATGGCTTGCGCTCCTGTCGAGCTTGTCGGCGTATGCCTTGCGGCCCGCCCACCGATCCCCAAAATCGAAAGCAGCGTCATATCGCCATCCATTCTGTGCGAGTGTTGTTCCGTCCGCGCTGGCAAAGGGGTAGTCGAATGCCACCTTGATCCCGCGCATCATGTGAAGTGTAGGCCAGCGGTTGCCTAAAGCCTGATCGACCTCGTGCATCCGCTGGTGAAATTCCGGCCTGTCCAAGTGCTTGCCCGCGCCGGTCCAACCGAGAGAAACCCGGTCGAACTTGTCGCACAGCCTCAGCAGCCGTTCGATTGGTGCGTCCATGTGCCAAAGGGGTGAGCCCTTCTGCCCGAAGGGCCATTCTGTAAGCAGCGCATCGTTGAGCTGGGAGGGCGCACCCGGCATATCGGGTATCACTGCCCACCGTCCGGGTTGAAAGAGGCGAGGTTCCAACCAGTCGAAGTAATCCGACCAGTCCCATTTCTCGGCCCATTCCTCGCCGCGCCTCTGCGCCGCCTTCCACATGGAAAACGCACCGTTGTCGAAACATGATGGCAGGGCTAATCGCCTCCACCGCCTCCACATCATCGGGGCGGAAAAACGAGACGCACATTGCGCGGCCTTGGCACACATCAATTAGCGCGGCGCGGGGCGTGAGCGGTGTGCCGTGGTAGATGGTCGCCATCATCAATTCTCCTGTCCTGCGATAAGTGCCTCTGCCCGCGCTATGCTGGCCTGAATGCTGTCGATCTGTGCGATTGCCGCATCACACAGGGCGATTGCGGTGGCCTGCGATGCCATGCGCCCCCACTCCCGTTCGCGCAGATCCCGCGCGGCCCGTTCGTCGCAGCGCGCCTGCTGTGCCCTGCTACCGTTCATGGCTGGGCCTCGTGGTAGGCTGCGAGGGCGGCGGCCATTTCGTCCAGAACCTGCGCTTCGCCCGTGTCGTGCGGGCGGGAGAGGTTGTCGTAGAACGCGACAGCCTTCTCCAACGCCTCGACCAGCGCCTTGACTTCTGGCTGCGCCTCAAGGCGTTCGGCGGCAGCCTCAAGCAAGGAAACTGCCATACCGGGGACGCGATGCGAAACCGCACCCTTACGGTTGAGGTCCAGCAGCGCGTCGATGCTGTTGCAAAGCTGCTCGTCCGAGCCTTTGAACATACCCCGCGCGTCTACCTGCGTCACATTATCCTGCATGGCAGCGGGCACCTTCTCATTATCCATGATCTGTCTCCTTGGGGGTGGCGGGGGCTTCAATCTCTGCCCAGCATTCGGGGCAGTAGGTGCAGCCCGTGTAAGGGTCGCTGCGCACCCAGCCTTCGGGGATCGGGGCGTCATCCAACGTCGGTTCCTGCCAGACCCCGAAGCCGTGGCCCTTGCCGTTGAAGCTATGAAACTGGCGGTGAGGGATGGTGTGCGGGCCGGTTTCGACGTGGCACCCGTCACAAGAAAGTGTGATGCGAACGGTCATGCGCCCACCCTCCCCGCCACACGCGGCGTAACAAAGCGGTCAGGCTCGCCCCGAAGCAGCCCCGCAATCGCCTCCTTGCGGTCGTTCAGGCACCAGCCAAGCGCGCTCTGTTCCGGCTGCGAAAGGTTCGCCAGCGTCGGTGCGCTTATCTCCATGTTCGCCTCGATAGTGCGGGCGATCTTGAGGGCGCGGGGTGCGTCGAAGCGGTTGCGCTCGGCATGGTCCCGCAGGCGGCCGATCAGGTGCGTGGCGCAAAGGATAAGGCTATCCGCCTCGCTTGGCTTTGCGTTGGTGAAGGTGGCGGGGGCGGTCATGCGCCGGTCCTTTCTGCGATAAGCGCATCCAGACCGGACGACGCCTTGCGCGCCATTTCCAAACGGCGTTCGCGGCTGTCGCCTTCGGGCGGAAACTGGAGGTCGCTAACATACTGCCAAAGGGCTTCCTGCGCGGCGGCGAGGATTTTTTCGCTGGGGGTGGTCATGCGGCGATCCTTTCACTCTGCGGACTGCAAGCCCGCGCCATGTCGATCAGGAGATTGCGGAAGGGTTCGGGCGTCCCGATGCGAGCGGAGCTGTCCTTGCCGCCGCCCTTGAACGCGAGTTCGCCTGCCTTCTTGCAGTATTCGAGGCCGTGCTTTTCGATGGCCTCCTGCGGAAACTGTGCCTCGCCCTTACCCCATTCGAGTTCGGGCAGGGCATCAGCGGGCAGACCGTAAACCAGCAGCAGGGTGGGCTTGCGGGCGTAGTGCCCATAGCGCCCTTGTTCGACGCAGCAGGTCCACCCGCCGAAGAAGTCAGCAGCGATCCAGCCACCAGTGCGCGAAGGGACGTTAAGTCCGAACGCAGGCCATGCGTGGCTTTCCCAAGGATGCTCGATTACTCCACCGAAGCGGCGGGCGTCGAACAGGGCAGACTTGAAGCAACCTTGATCGTCGCCCTTCGTCTTGCGCTCTCCGGTGCGCTTGATCCAAAGCGGCTGACCGGCCCAGAGCTTGCCCCACCGCTGGCAAGGCGGATGCGCCACCACCGGATGCGGGCCGCTATACCGGCGAGCATCCCGCGCCTCGTCCCAAGGGTCCACGCCCTCAAGCCCAAAGTAGCAACCGTCCGTCTCGACGTAGAGCGCGGCGACGGTCTTCACTGACCGGCTCCAGCAGCGACCTCTTCCGCCATCGCACGCGAAGGGCAGACGCGAAGGAGCTTATCGCCGTGGTAAACGTAGAACTCGGTGCAGGGCGGATAGCCGGGGGCCGTTACCGCGCTTTGCTCGATGAGCTGAACCTTCGCCATCTCTAGTCTCCTTTGCCAAGTGGCAGGAGCTCGAGGGCGATCGGCCGCGGGCTCCCCTGGCCGGCGCCGGTGGGCGTCGACCTTGTGGGGAGGTATCTAGGCTATGTTTTGTAGCGCGTCAACATCTTTTGTAGCGCGCAACCACGTTTCGTGGTTCGGTTACATTGTGCGCCCAATCCATACGACGCGGCCAACGACATGCATTTCATCGTCGGCGACCTCGATCGGTTCAACCACAGGATTATCGGACATGATGCGATAAACACCATTTGGCATTCGGCGGACGCGCTTTATCATCCCGAGATCGCCATAGGATATGGCCCATATACGATCCTGCCGATCGATAGCCTTTTGCGCCGTGTCTATAAGAACAATGTCACCGTCCAAAAGGGTGGGCGTCATACTGTCGCCCTCGCCTCGCGCAACGAACATGTCAGCGAAGGTGCCGCGCATAAAACCGCGCAGCCAATCGCGCTGGAAAGGAACGAACCCTTTCTGGTGATAGTCGGCAAAGATCGAACCACCGCCCATGCTGTAGCCGAGTTCAAGTTCCGGGATCAGCGCCAGACCCATCTGGCGGGCCTGCCCAGACAGAGCGCCAGGCTCTTCTACCGACTGCTCTAGATCGCCGCCTTCGAGCAACCATCGCGCTGTCACGCTCAGCTTGTCCGCAAAGTCGTGCGCCTTCCGAGAGAAGCCGTTCTGGTTGTTCTCGTAGGCCCGATAGCTTGTCGGGTTGAGCCCGTGCCTCTTTGCGAAATCTACCGCTTTATCGAAGCCCGCCTGCTCGCGCGCCCATTTCAAGCGTCCGCCCGGCGAATCAAGGTCCAAATCATCCATCGGCAACATTTTATGTGGTGTAGCGCTACAAATCATGTTGCCATGATGCGCTATGTTGTGTAGCGTGGCTTCATCATGGATCACAAAGACATCCTCACCAGCCTCGGCGGACCCCACGCAGTCCAATCCGAATTGTCGCAACGCGGCGTCGAAGTGAAGCCGGTCACGGTTCGCGCTTGGGCGCTTGAAGGCAGGGCCATTCCCGCAAAGTATTGGGTGCCGCTTGTTGCCATCGCGAAAGATAAGGGGCTGTCGCTGTCGTTCGACCAACTGGCACAGTCGGTTTCGGCGCAGGACGCAGCGGCATGACGAACACTGTCGAAATTGCTCTGACTCGCGGTCTTGTTGCGGTGATAGATTCCCGCGACTTCCATGCAGTTAACAAGCATCGCTGGTATGCAGCGCCAGCTTCGCGCGGAAAGGGTTTCTACGCAGCAACGTCGACTGCCGGCCAGTCTACGACTTATCTGCATCGCTATATATTGAATGCGCCGTCCGGTGTTCTTGTCGATCATATAAACGGTGACCGTCTGGACAACAGGCGCCGCAATTTGCGTATCTGTAATCCAAGTCAGAGCGCATGGAATACGCGGAACTTCAAAGGCAAATTTAAGGGCGTCTGGCAGGTTAAATCCGGAGTTTGGCGCTCGCAGATCAGCGCAAATCGCCGTCGCATCGAAGTTGGCACGTTTCCCACAGAGGAAGAAGCTGCGCGCGCTTATGATGCGGCGGCCCTCAAGCATCATGGCGAGTTCGCAAAGCTGAACTTCCCGAAGGGGAAATCCAGTGACGCTTGATGAAAGTTTGACCCGCTACACGCTGCAAGGCCAGCGCCGAGTGACGCGCCCTTTCCTGCGGTTCTCGCTGCGCAACGCGGCGAACGAAAACCAGCATGGTCCGCTCTGCAATTGCCCAACCTGCGAACATGGCGGGCTGGCTCACTGCGCCGAATGCGATGTCTGGCTCGAACCTCACGAGGGTTGCCCGCACATACCCGCGCCGAAGGGTGCCGCATGAGCGCGCCTTTCGCCAGCAGCAGCCTCGAGGTCCGCGAGAACACGCGCCAGCGCTGCCCGTCTGCCCTCGCCGCCGTGCGCGTCGCCCTCGCCCAGCCCTTCGCCGATCCGGTGAACGTAGGCGGCATCCCCATGCGCCGCGCCGAGGCTCGCGAACTCGAGCGCGTGCTCACCAGTAAGCCTGCGCGTCACTCGCACGACGCAACGGCTAGCGCCGCCGACCGCCTGTCCCCCTTGGCTGACGGCGGCGCAACCCAATCCCCGGCTCTCTCCATGGCCGGGCGCACCGCGGAGGCTTCTCTCTCCTCCACTGCTGGCCTCCGCGGTGCCTTTGTTTCTCCTATCCATGAGGAAACCAATGCCTGATAACGTCAACCAGGTCTGTCCGAAAACGGCGCCCGATAAGTCGGACGTGTCGGCAGCATTGTCTGTCTCTTGGGCGCGCACCGCACAGCGGGTCGGCAAAGGAACGATGGCCGACAAGCTGCGCTCCTGCACCAAGACGATCGACCGCGCGCTGACCGGCGATAGCGTCCCCGAGTTGCACACCGCGCTCGCTTCGCTGCTGGCCGACCCCAATGCGCTGGATGAAGTGTTCGCGCTCTACGGCTTCGACGCGCCCCGCCGACGCAATGCCGAAGCGGCAAACGACATGGCTACCGTGTCCGATCTCTCGGGCCTCGTCGCCACATTCTGCGACGCGCTCAAGGATGGTCACCGCGACCACCGCGAGACGCTGGCAATTGCCGACCTCGTGCGGGCGATCATGCCTTCGCTGACCGACATTCTCGACGAGGCGAATGCGCTTCGGGGGGTGAAGGCAGCATGAGCGACGTCTTTAAAGCAGAACTGCCCGCCATGCAGCAATGGGCCGAAGGCCTGATGGCTAGCCGTCCTGCCGATTTCGTTATCGGTGACGACTATCTGCGACGCTGGTGGGTCCTGCCCCGCAACGAATTTAGTAACGTCTACCTGCACGATATTCGGGCCAGCGACGACGATCGCGCATTCCATGATCACCCATGGCCGAACACGTCGGTGCTGCTGATGGGCAGCTACATCGAGCATACCCCCGACGGGCGCTTCATCCGTAAGGCTGGCGACGTTGTGCGCCGGGAAGCGAACGCACTGCACCGGCTTGAAGTCATTCCCGGCGAGCGGGCGATCAGCCTTTTCCTCACTGGGCCTGCCGAGCGGGAATGGGGCTTCGCCTGCGAGCATGGCTGGGTTCACTGGCGGGATTTCGTGAACGCCCGCGACACCGGCCAGATCGGTCGAGGCTGCGGCGAGCACGGCGACCTTTCACCCATCCATATTCCCGGAACAACGGAGCGTGCAGCATGAGCGAGCCCCTCCCCTTCACGCGCGAGAACGTCCTTTCGTGGCTCGGCAACGTCCTCACCGGCGCGGTCGCTGGCTTGATCATGGTCGCGGCTGTCTTCCTGATTGTGGAGGTGGTGGCGTGAGTGTCCGCATTATCACCGGCGACTGCCGCGAAAGCATGGCAGCGATGGACGAAGCGAGCATCGACTCCTGCGTAACCGATCCGCCCTATCACCTTACCACCGGGAAAAAGGGTGGGACGGGCGTAAAATCGGTCAATCTCGAAAGCCCATACGGTAGGTCTCGCATCGGCACCGGCAACGGCGCTGGCGGCTTTATGGGTATGAAGTGGGACGGCGGCGATGTCGCTTTCCAGCCCGAAACGTGGGCGGCTGTTCTTCGCGTTCTTAAGCCCGGTGCCCACCTCGTCGCGTTCTCTGGCACGCGAACCTATCATCGCATGGCCTGCGCAATAGAGGATGCGGGCTTTGAAGTCCGCGACCAACTCGCATGGTGTTACGGCAGCGGTTTCCCGAAGTCGCACAATCAGCCGGGCGGATGGGGCACAGCACTGAAGCCCGCATGGGAGCCTATCTGCCTCGCGCGCAAGCCGTTGGTGGGCACGGTGGCGGCCAACATTGAAGCGCACGGCACCGGGGCGCTCAATATCGACGGGTGCCGGGTTGGCGATGAAGTTCGCCACGCTGCGTTCACCTCGCTTGCCCCCTGTCACGGCAACCGCCTCGGCGATGCGGGCACGGCTGAGGCGCGGCGCGGGACGCAGGGTGAGCCTAAGGAATATGTGGGCCGCTGGCCCGCCAACATCATCCACGACGGCAGCGAGGAAGTGCTGGCGGCGTTTCCCGATGCGCCGGGACAGCAAGGCGACCTCGCGGGGCACAGCAAGGACCGCACTTCCAAGAACGCTTACGGCGATATGAAAGCTGCGCGCGATGCAATTGCGCGCGGCGACACCGGATCCGCTGCCCGCTTTTTCTACTGCGCCAAAGCCACCACCGAAGAGCGCGGCGAGGGCAACAATCACCCGACAGTGAAGCCGGTCGATCTGATGCGCTGGCTTTGCCGCCTCGTCACTCCGACTAGCGGCACCGTTCTCGACCCTTTTGCTGGGTCAGGCTCCACACTCATTGCCGCTGATGCCGAGCAATTTGATGCGATCGGCTGCGAACTCTCACCTGACTACGCCGCGATTGCCGAGCGCCGTGTGCGCGATGCGGCGGGTCTCTTTGCTGAGGTAGAAGCCGCATGATCGACCTCCCCGACCACGACTGCTTCGCTGGCACCGAACCCCGCTCCGCCCTGTGGCGCCGCGTCGTCTTCTCCTTCCTCACCGGCTTCGTCGTCGTCTCGATCGTCGGCGTCGGGATTGTGCAGGGGTGGTGGTGATGGGCCGCTTGCAAAACCCTTTCTGGCAGGAAGTCGCGCGCAAGCATCGCGATCCGATCGACCATGCGGAGCTGCTCAAGCTCAAGCCGCTGCAGCAGACAGCAGAGCTATTGGCGCGCGGGTACAGCACTGGCGAGATTGCCGACATCCGCGGGCTATGCTCGACAGCGGCCGCGAACGCGCAGGTCCAGCGTATCCGCGCTCAACTCGGGTGGCAGGCCGTATGACCGCTTCCCCCGAATACCTGCGCCTACGCCGTCTTCCCGATAGCCAGGCCGAACGCGCCCGCATCGAAGCGACCATGGTGCCGATCGCGAGCATCATCGCCGCGGCTTCCGAAGCCTTCGACGTCGGCCCGCGCGACATGCGCTCCCACTACCGGGCCCATCACATTGCTCACGCCCGCCACGCCGTCTGCAAGGTCGCCAGCGAAATCGGGTGGCCGCTTGTCGACGCCGCCGCCGAGCTCCGCCGCGATCGCTGCACCGCCCGCGATAGCCGCGACCGCGCCGCCGAGCTCGAGCGCACCAACCCGACCTTTGCCGCGCGCCTCGCCGCCCTGCGCGCAAGAACCATGGAGAGAATGGCATGAGCATGAAGATCCACGACGACCTGATCCAAGGCTCGGAGGAATGGCATCAAGCCCGCTGCGGGTTGCTCACCGCCTCCGAAACTAAGCTGATCCTCACGCCCACGCTCAAGGTCGCGAACAACGAAAAGACCCGGGCACACGCTTGGGAACTCGCCGCCCAGCGGATTACCGATTACGTCGAGCCGACCTACATCGGCGACGCGATGCTGCGCGGCCACGAGGACGAAATCCTCGCACGCGCGCTCTACGCCGAAAAGTACGGCGATGTCCGCGAAACCGGGTTTGTCACTAACGACAAGTTCGGCTTCACGATCGGCTGCTCACCCGATGGCCTCTGCGGCGACGACGGCATGATCGAATGCAAGTCGCGCATCCAGAAATACCAGGTGCAGACCATCGTCGAGGAATACACCGGCGTCTCGCTGATCCCCGACGAATACATGCTGCAAGTGCAGACCGCGATGCTCGTCTGCGAGCGCAAGTGGTGCGACTTCATCTCGTACTCTGGCGGGCTCCCGATGGCCGTTATCCGCGTCCAGGCCAACACCGAAATTCAGGAAGCGATCGTCGCCGCCGCGGGCGGTTTCGAAGAGCGCATCCTCACCATCATCGCTGACTATCACGCCGCAATCGAGGCGCGGAAATACCCGCCGACCGAGCGCCGTGTCGAAGAGGAGATGGTTGTATGACCGTCATCCGCGTCATCGACTTCGAAACGACCGGCACCGAACCGGTCGAGGGCGCTGAAGTGTGCGAGGTTGGAACGTGCGATCTCGACCTCACCGCCGGCACTATCCATTCGCCCCGGTCGTGGATGTGCGGCGTCTCGAAGATGCCGCCCGAAGTCCGCGCCGTTCACCACATCTCTCTCGCCGATTGTGAAGGATGGGAGCCATTCCAAACCGCCCACCTCTTCGACGAGAAGCGGAATGCGACTGCGAACGTCGACGCTGTGGCGGCACACAATGCGGAATTCGAAACGAAGTACTTCGCATCTCCGGTCCCGGTGATTTGCACCTACAAGGTTGCACTTCGGGTGTGGCCGAACGCGCCGAGCCATAGCAACGGCGCGCTCCGCTATTGGCTCGAAGACGAAGGCAAGATCGCTCCCGATCATGCACTGACCCAACCTGCTCATCGTGCCGGTCCCGATGCCTACGTCACCGCTCACATCCTCAAGGCGCTCTTCGACACCGGACTGACCGGCAAGGAAATGGTCGCCTGGACGAAAGAGCCGCGCATCCTTCCGACCTGCCCGATCGGCAAGTTCCGCGGGCGACCGTGGAGCGAAGTCGAGGCTGGATTCCTCGGATGGATGCTGCGGCAACCCACGATGGAGGCGGACCTGAAATGGAACGCCGAACGCGAGATCGAACGCCGCGCGAAAGGCGGCTGACCCCCAGTTCCGACGCAGCCGGGAATGAGCCCGGCCCCGGAAAGAAGGAGCAAATGAAATGGTAGATATGTCTCAAACGATCGCACCCAAAAGCGACCAACTCAATGCGGACGACCTGATCGGAGGGCCCCGCACGATCACGATCACTCGGGTCACCGGCAACGAAGGCAACGCCGAGCAGCCGGTGAACATCTTCTTCGAGGGCGACAACGGCAAGCCGTTCCGCCCGTGCAAGTCGATGCGCCGCGTCATGGTGAAAATCTGGGGCAAGGACGCGTCGAAGTACGCCGGTCAGTCAATGACCCTTTTCCGCGACCCTAAAGTGCAGTGGGGCGGGATGGAGGTCGGCGGGATCCGCATCTCGCACATGACCGGGCTCGAAAAGAAAGAGGTCATGGCGCTCACTGCGTCGAACCGCGCTCGCAAGCCCTACACCGTTAACCCTCTGACCGATGTCCCGGCCGCGCAGCAGCAAAGCAACGGCCCCGACCTCGGCGAATGGGCGCGCAAGTTCATCGCTAGCATTGGGAAGGTCAACGACGTCGCGACGCTGGACGCCGGTGTCGCAAAAGTGAGGGCCAATATCGACGCGCTGCAGCAGCAAATCCCCGATGCCCACGTCGCGGTGATGAAGGCGATCGCCGACAAGCGCGCCACGCTGGCGGGCACAGACGACGACCCGTTCGGAAGAGAAGTGCCTGCCGATGATGCCGCTGTGAAGTCCCCGCCCGTCGACAAAATCCGCCGCATGATCGCCTCGGCCAACACCAAGCCCGACATCGACGCGGCTAACGACATGCTCAACCAGCACCGCGACGACATCGACGCCGACACGCTGGCTGATCTCGACGCCTCGATCGCCGACAAGCGCGACGAGGTGAAATAATGATCACCCTGCGTCCGTACCAGCAAACAGCAATTGACGACTGCCGCGCTGCGTATGGGCGCGGGGAACGGGCGACCCTGCTCGTAATGCCGACCGGAGCGGGTAAGACCATGACTGCCTCAACGGTCGTCCATGGCGCCGCGTCGCGTCGCAATCCGACCTGGTGGCTGACGCATCGCCGCGAATTGGCCGATCAGGCGTCGAATACCTTCCACGCGCTCGGCATTCCGCACGGCACGATCAAGGCCGGGCACGTCTCCGACCCTACCGCGCTTGTGCAGGTCGCCTCCATCCAGACAATCGCCAACCGCGTCGACCAGCTGCCCGAGCCCAAGCTGATCATCTTCGACGAGGCGCACCACATCGGCGCGAAGTCGTGGGACCGCCTCTTCCACCTCTACCCGAACTGCAAAGTTCTCGGCCTGACCGCGACACCGTGGCGCCTCGATGGGCAGGGTCTCGGCAACTGGTTCGGCGAAATGGTCGAAGGGCCCACCACCGCCGACCTGATCGCCGAAGGCTCGCTCTGCCCTTTCCGCCTGTTCGCTCCCGCCACGCCCGACCTTTCCGGCATCGCGACCTCGGCCGGCGACTACCAGCGCGGCGCCCTCGCAAAAGCGATGGACAAGCCAACAATCGTCGGCGACGCGATCGGCCACTACCAGCGTCTCTGCGCCGGCAAGCGTGCCGTCGTGTTCGCCGCCGGCGTCGACGCTTCGAAGAACATCGTCGCGCAGTTCCGCGCCTCGGGCATCGCCGCCGAGCACGTCGACGGTTCGATGTCGAACGAAGAGCGCGATGCGGCAGTTGACCGGTTCCGTCGCGGCGACACCCTGATCCTCTCCAACGCTGACCTGTTCGGCGAGGGCTTCGACGTTCCCGCGATCGAGGCGGCGATCCTTCTGCGCCCGACGAAATCCCTCTCCCTCTACCTGCAGCAGGTCGGCCGCGCACTGCGCCCCCTCCCGGGGAAAGATGAGGCGATCATTCTCGACCACGCCGGCAACTCGATCACGCATGGCCTCCCTGACGACGTTCGCGAATGGAGCCTGGCCGATCGCGAGAAACGCAAGCGCGCCGCTCCCACCGAAGTGCCGGTGCGCCAGTGCGAGGAATGTTTCTTCGTCTACCGCCCCGCCCCCTCCTGCCCGCAGTGCGGCCACGCGCCCGAAGTGAAGGCCCGCGAAATCGAGCAGGTCGAGGGAACGCTCGAAGAGGTCAAGCGCGCCGAGCGGGTGCAGAAGCGCCTGGAGCAGGGGCAGAGTGAAACCCTTGAAGACCTCATCGCCCTCGGACGGAAGCGGGGTCAGAGATTCCCAGAGCGCTGGGCTCGACACGTCCTCCAAGGACGCAAGGACGCCGACCAATGGGCGGCTCGATTTGCTTTGTCCGCTCGCGAGGTGAAGTATCTTCGCAAGGAAGGAATGCCGGCGCCGTCAAAAGGTATCCTCGCTGCGCTTATTTGGCTCCGGGAGAACCGGGTCCACCTATTCGAGAGCGCGGTTCAGAACTCCCCGCAAACCTTCACGATCTCTGTACGCCATGAGCTCGGTATGGATATTGATGCGAGGGCGGCGGCATGAGTTGGTCACCACAACAGGACGCCGCGATCGCCGCCGTTCGCGATTGGCTTAAGGACCTGCGCGGAAAGCAGATATTCCGGCTGTTCGGATATGCCGGCACCGGCAAGACGACGCTCGCGAAGGAACTCGCCGGCACCGTGAAAGGATCGGTCCTATTCGCCACCTTCACCGGCAAGGCGTCTCTGGTCCTTCGCCAAAAGGGGTGTGCAGACGCCTCGACGATCCACTCTCTGATCTACAAAGTAGAGGTCAACGAGCGCACCGGTGAGGCGTCGTTCATCCTCAATCCCGAGAGTGCGCTGGCTGATGCTGCTCTCCTGATCGTCGACGAAGTTTCGATGGTCGGCGAAGAACTGGCGCGCGACCTCCTAACCTTTGGCAAGCGCATCCTCGTGCTCGGTGATCCCGCGCAGCTTCCCCCGGTGAAGGACGAAGGGTTCTTCATCAACGACGCGCCCGACATCATGCTGACTGAGGTTCACCGCCAGGCGCGCGATAACCCCATTATCCGTATGAGTATGGAAATTCGCGAGGGTGGCCGCCTTTCTCTCGGCGAATACGGCTCGAGCCTTGTCACCGACCGCGCCGGGATCGGCCATGATCGCCTGCGCGAACTCGTCCTCAACGCTGACCAGCTGCTTTGCGGTCTCAACCGCACGCGCACCGCTTACAACCGGCGCATCCGCTTGTTGAAAGGTCTGCAAGGTGATGCCGAAGCTTGGCATCCGACCGCTGGCGACCGCCTGATCTGCCTACGGAACAAGCGCGACAAGGCGATCTTCAACGGCGGCATGTGGACCGCCGATAGCGTGGCCGACAAGTTCGGGTGCCTACAGATCGAAGCGACCTCACTTGATGAGGCCCGCGACCCGCTGACGCTCGAAACCGCCGAAGAGTTCTTCAACGGAACCGAGCATTCGATGGATTGGCGCGAGCGCCGGAAATACGACGAGTTCACTTTCGGATGGGCGATCACCTGCCACAAATCGCAGGGTTCGCAGTGGAACGACGTCATCATATTCGACGAGAGCGGCGCGTTCCGCGATGCCCGTTCGAACTGGCTCTACACGGCGGTCACCCGGGCGGCTGAGAGAGTGACGGTGGTATCATGAGCACCGCCCACACCGATCTCGTCAACGAAATCCGGCTCTACCTGTCGACCATTGGCGCGATGTCGGTCCCGATCGACACGCCCGGCCTTCTCTACACCCGCGACGGTCGCCCCGCGAAGTTCGGGACGAAAGGCGCGCTCGACATCGCCGCCACCCTCAAGGGCCGCGCGATCTGGATCGACGCGAAGACGGGAAAGGACCGCCTCAAACCGGCGCAGATCAAGTTCGCCAACGCGCAGGCCAAGGCCGGGGGCATCGCCTTCGCCGCCTGGTCCGTCGACGACGTTCGCAATCGCCTGATGACGGAGGGACTGATCAATGCGTGATATCGAACTTTGCCTTGACGCCCTCGCCCTCTGCAAGCTCGACGATGAAACGAAGCACGAAGCGCAGAACGTCGTCTCGGCGCACTTCCACAGCCTCGCGAAGGACACCCCGGCGAAGACGTGGTGGACCTGTCCCGATTGGCACCCTGCGATCGGCCGCGCGCTGCGCATCGACCGCGGAGATGAGGGCGCACCCTTCGCCCTCCTGCCTTTCCGCCTCTGGCATGACGGCGAGCGCCACCTCGTCCTCGCTGCGCACCCCGCGCCCCGTTGTCTCGGTCCGTTCGATTGGGATTGGCTCGGCATAGAAACAGTCATTGCATGGGATCCGCAAACCGACACCGCTTTCATCCTTGGCGACGAAGGTCCGGCGCTCGTCGGCCGCTTCGAGACCCGCGAGGAAGGCACCGTCTTCCGCTCACCCCGCGAGTTCTTCACCGCCTGGGCAGTCGACCGCGCGCAATTCTTCGCCCGCTGGTGCGCAACCCGGAAGGGCGCATGGGCCCATCCGGCGCCGGAGCGCGACCTCGCCCCCGGCAAGCTGGCCCTCGGCGACCTCGCGAAAATCTCATGGGTCGGCCTTCCCGACACCATCCACGCCCGCGGCATCAACCCCGCCACACTGAACAAAGCGATCCTGCGGCAAGCCAGACTGCCCCGCGCCGTCGCTCAAGAACAAAGGTACGCCGCATGAGCGGCGCGAAGGGAACCCGCATGGCAGATGTCGTCGATCTCGGAGCATGGAAAGGTAAGCTTGACCGCAACGGTCGCGGCGAAGTCAAGCGCAATTTGCGCAACCTCATGCTCTGCCTGCAGAAAATTCCCGGCCTTGGGAAATCGATCAAGTTCAACGTGTTCACCGGCCGGGTGGAGTGGAAGGGCCAGCCTCTCCAAGACGAGAACATCGTCGACATCCGCTTGATGATCGAAGATTCCGGTTTTGAACCGACGACCTCCGATGTCTACCCGGCAGTCGTTCGCCACGCCCACGACAACGCATACGATCCGGTCCTCGAATATCTCGACGGCCTCGATTGGGATAAGACGCCCAGGTTGGACAAGTGGTTGCGCGACTACATGGGCGCACCCGATCACGACATCTTGACCGTCTTCGGTTCGAAGTTCCTCATCGGTGCCGTTGCGCGCATCTATGAACCCGGTTGCCAGATGGACAATATGCTCGTGTTCGAGGGCAAACAGGGTGCAGGCAAAACGACTGCAGTCTCCGCGCTCTTCGGCCGCGATTACATGATCTCGTCGATCTCCGATTTCAAATCGAAGGAAGCGTCGATCGCCCTGCAGGGCCGATGGTGCGCTGAGATTGCCGAGCTCGCCGCGCTCAAGAAAACCGACATCACCGACGTCAAGAAATTCATCACGGAAACCATCGACCAGTATCGGCCGGTGCATGGCAAGAACACGATCGACCGGGCACGGCGCTGCGTTTTCATCGGCACAACGAACGAGCGCCAGTATCTCAAGGACGCCACTGGAAACCGGCGCTTCTGGCCGGTGCCATGCGGCGACGTCGATGTTCCGAAGATTGCGGCCGATAGGGACCAGCTTTGGGCCGAAGCCGTCGCTCGTTACCGCCAGGGCGAAAAGTGGTGGATCGAGGACATCGAACATCTCGCGCAGGCCGAGACCATCCAATCCGATCGCGCCAGCCAAGATCCATGGGCCGAAGTGATCGATGCGTGGCTCGACGCGCCGGAGAATTTCCACATCAAGTTCGTCACGACAGCACGGGTTCTCAAGGACGCCATTCGCATGGATCCGGCGCACATGAACAGGGCGGACGAAATGCGCGTTGGCGAACACCTCGACCGGCGAGGATGGGCACACGCGCGCCGCATCCCCGCTCCCGGCCAAAAGCGCGTCTGGGGGTACGATCGGCCATGATCGCCCAACCCTTGCCCATTCTCTGCCCGACCTTTTCGCCTGCAGGTTGGGCGCGCTCAAAGCCTAGCGTTTATGCGGCTTTGCGGGGTCCCTGCCTAACCTTCCTAACCTATATATATATATTTTATATAAGGAGTAACGGGGCACGTCGCTGTGAGCCTGTAAAGATGAGTGGTCCGATTTGGATGGGCAGGTTGGGCACATATGCCCCGAAGCCGCACAAATCCGCGCCTTTCGCTCTGCCCGACCTCGCCGAAAACGGTTGGACAATGGATGGGCACAATGCCTGACCTCCACGTCTCCCAGCACGCAATCGAGCGGTTCCGCGAACGGGTTGCCAACCTTCCCGATCAGGCAATCGTCGATGCCCTTTCCACGCCGGCCATCCAACTCGCCGCGGCCCTCGGAGCCGAATGCTATGTCCGACTACCCAGCGGCCAGAGGATCGCGGTCAAAGGCAACACCGTCGTCACCGTTCTCCCCGCCGAGCAATACCAGCGCCAGGTCAGACGACAGGGCACGGGTCGCTTCCCCACCACCCCTCGATCGTATCGCCACAACTGACGGAGGTAATTCGATGAACGCACTATCGCCTATCCCTGCACCCATGAGCGCCATCGAAACAGCGGCGCTGGCTCTGGCGCTGCCTGACAATCTTGCTTTCGACGACTGGCTTGCCCAGGGCCGTGCGCTCGCCTCCACCAAGCGCTACCTCGACTTCCTCGTCGGCGACTGGATCCTGTTCGGCCGCGAGCACTTCCCCGAGCAGCTCGATCTCGCGCTGGCCGATGTCTCCGACGATCCGCGCAACCTCAAGCGCATCGAGAAGACCGCTCGAGCCTTTCCGCCTTCCCAGCGCTGTGCATCTTTGAGCTTCGAGCACCATGCCCACGTCGCCGACCTTCCGACGCAGGACGCCTTGCCGCTGCTGCGCGAGGCCGAACGCGAAAAGCTCCCGGCGAAGAAGCTCCGTATCAAGGCGATGCTCCGCAAGGTCGAGACCGGGCAAATCCTGCCGCGCGAGGACGACGCCGAGGACGACGCGCTCATGGCGTTGGTTCGTGCATGGAACCGGGCGCCGGTATCTGTGCGGGAGGAGTTTGCCGAGATGATGGGCGACAGCGCTCTTGGTGTGATCGAGGCTTGACCATGACCCGCACCATCCCCCCCGCCCCGCCCGAGTTTCGCGAGGTCTTCGAGCGCGGAGGCTGGGAACTCGTCGAGCACCTCTACGGCGCTCGCTCCGACCTCATCCGCAAGTGGATCACCATCACCGGCGCGCAGACCCGCCGGCAGATCAGGAGGGCCGCGGCGTGACGGCGAAAGCGAAGAAGGCGACCAAGCCCCGGCGGACAAGCCGGACAGATCGCGCGCGCGAAACGTTCCTCGCCACCCTGCGCGAGACCTGCAACGTCTCTGCAGCCGCGCGCGCCGCGAAGATCGGACGCAGCACGGCCTACGACTGGCGGGACGCGGACGAGGCGTTCGCCTCGGCATGGGATGATGCCGAGGAGGAAGCGGTCGACGCGCTGGAAATGCGGGCACGCGAACGCGCGCTCGATAACAGCGATCGCATGATGGAAATTCTGCTCAAGGCTCACCGGCCCGACAAGTACGTCGATAAGCTGCGCAGCGAGATTTCCGGCCCGGGCGGCGATGCTATCCCGATCAACGTCTCGTCGCTGTCGGACGAGCAGTTGGCAGCGCTAGAGGCCATCGGTGCGATTGGAACGTAACCCGCGGGACATTGCCGACGCAGCCACCCGCGAACTCTGCAAGCGATCTCTCGCCGCGTTCGCCAAGCGCGCCTGGCCGATCCTCGAACCCTCGACCGAACTCAAGTGGGGATGGCCGCTCGACACCATATGCGAATGGCTGACCGATGTCACCGAGGGGCGGCGCAGGCGCGTCCTGATGAACGTCCCGCCCGGCTCGATGAAGTCGCTGCTGACCGGCGTTATCTGGCCTGCATGGGAGTGGGGGCCACGCGGGCTCGCCTCCAACCGCTTCCTCGCCACCGCGCACAAGCAAGACCTTGCTGTGCGCGACAACACCAAGTGCCGACGCCTGATCCAGTCCGAATGGTTCCAGCGCCTGTGGCCGGTCAGCCTCGTGGGCGATCAGAACAGCAAGCTGAAATTCGAGAACGGCTCGACCGGCTTTCGCGAGGCAATGGCCTTCACCAGCATGACCGGCTCGCGCGGCGACCGGGTGATCCTCGACGATCCGCACAGCGTGGACGACGCGAACAGCCTCGTGAAGCTGCAGGGCGACGTGATGACCTTTCGCGAGGCGCTGCCATCGCGCGTCAATAACGAGAGATCGGCCATCGTGATCATCATGCAGCGGCTGCACGAGCGCGATATCTCGGCTGTCGCCGCTGATCTCGGCTATGACCACCTGATCATTCCGATGCGGTACGAGGAGAACCGCCCCGGCATCACCTGGCAGGGGCCGCGCGAGGATGGCGCGCTCATGTTTCCCGAGCGGTTCCCCGAGGAGACCGTGCGCGAACTGGAAATCTCGCTCGGTGCCTACGCCACCGCTGGCCAGCTACAGCAGCGCCCCGCACCGCGCGAGGGCGGGCTGTTCAAGCCGTCATGGTTCCAACCGATCGCCGCGTTGCCGTCGAACATCCGACGCACCGTGCGCGCATGGGACTTGGCCGCGACCGCCAAGGCCACGTCGAACGATCCCGACTGGACCGCCGGCGTCCGCATGTCGGCGACCGAGGATGGTCTGTTTATCGTCGAGCATTGCAACAGGTTCCGCGGATCACCGATGGAGGTCGAAGCGCGGTTGCTCGGACAGGCGCCGCTCGATGGGGCGAATGTGACCGTTCGACTGGCGCAGGATCCCGGCCAAGCGGGCAAGGCGCAGGCAGACGGCCTCGTGCGCAAGCTGGCGGGCTATCCGGTGCGTGTCGAGCGTCCGACAGGTGACAAGGCCACGCGCGCCGCGCCGCTCGCTGCGCAGGCCGAGGCGGGCAATCTGCGCATCCTGATCACCGGCGACCCTGCACGCGATGCGTGGGTACAGCCGTTCCTCGACGAGCTCGCGCTGTTCCCGGCGGTGGCGCATGACGATCAGGTCGACGCCGCAGCGGACGCGTTCAACGAACTTGCGCTCGGCAAGGGCAAGCGCCCGGGGCTGGGGGATGTGCTTTGATTGGGGCGCGGGGTGTAGTAGAAAGGCGCAGCTGGGGATGGCGCTGACGGCAATGCTTAAGCAACCGTGAAGGTTAGGCGAGAACCCTGTGGCCCATGTAATCGTGGGGCGAAAGACGCGAAGCCTGAAATGGCGGGCCCCATCCCCAGCATCCACAAACGGCGGTAATCCCCCACCCCCTACCGCGCCACACCCCCACTCATGGGCAAAGTGCTAAATCTGTTCGACGGCCTGCGCTCGGCCCTCACCGGCACCGGGACCGCCCGCGATGCCCGAACCTCCTACGATTACGCCTTCCGCGCGCTGACGCAGCCCGAGATCGCCGCCGCCTATTCCGGCTCCGGCCTCTTGCGGAAAATCTGCCAGATCCCCGCGCTCGACATGGTGCGCGAGTGGCGGACGTGGAACGGGCTTGAAGCCGATCAGGTCGCCGAGGTCTACGCCGAGGAAAAGCGCATCGGCCTTGTTGGCCTCGTGCGCCAGGCGGAAGTGCTTCGCGCTCTCGGTGGCGGGGCGCTCATCATGGGCCTGCCCGGCGACCCGACGCAGCCCGCCGCGCCCAACGCTCCGCTGTCGTTCGTTCATGTCGTCTCGCGCTGGCACCTGACCTTCGCCAAGCTGCAGGACGACGCCACCAAACCGGGCTTTGGTGAACCCGAGATGTGGACAATGAATACCACCGCCGGGAACAAGAACATCCACCCGAGCCGCGTCATCCCGTTCCGCGCCGATCGCACCGCCTCGCTCGCCATGCCGACGCTGGGCAGCGCCGATGCGTTCTGGGGCGAGAGCACGGTTGCGCAGGTGCTCGACGCGGTGAAGGACAGCGACGCCGCGCGCGCCGCGTTCGCCGCCTTGCTGCACAAGGCCAAGACGATGCGGATCGGTATTCCGAAGCTGTACGAGATGGTCGCAGCGGGCGAGGACCAGAAGGTATTCGATCGCCTCGCCATTCTCGCCACCGCGGAATCGATGCACAACGCGGTCGTGTTCGACAATGGCGACGACGAGGGCAAGGGCGGCGAGGCGATCACCGATGCCGAATACAACTTCGCCGGTGCCAAGGACATGCTCTACGCCTACGGCGAATTCGTGGCCGCGATCTCGGACATTCCGGCCACGCGCCTGCTTGGCCGAGCGCCCGAGGGGATGAACGCGAGTGGGGACAGCCAGCAGAAGGATTGGCAGAAGAAGGTCCGGGCCATGCAGGAGCTCGACCTTACGCCCTGCCTCGACCGCCTCGACCCGCACTTGCTCGCCGCTGCCGGTGCATCGGCCACCAACGCGAACGCGACCTGGGATCCGCTCGACACGCCATCCGAGAAGGAAAACGCCGAGCGCTTCAAGACGCAGATGGAGGCGATCGACAAGCTGCAGGCGACCGCGGCCATTCCCGACGAGGCGTTCAACCGCGGCGTGCAATCGCTCATGGTCGAGGAGGGCTACCTGCCCGAGCTCGAGCTTGCGCTGTCGAAACTTGGCGACGAAGAACGGTACGGGATCGGCCTGCCCGACGATCCCCCGTCGAAAGGAGGTGATCCGGTATCTCCTGGCGAAGGCGGGGCAGATGATGTCCCGCCGCGCCTTGCCGCGAATGACGCCGCGCCGCGCACCCTGTATGTCTCGCGCAAGGTCGAGAACCGTGCGGATCTGCAGCGCTGGGCAACCGAGCAGGGTCTGGGCGAACTGCAGCCCGACCTGCATGTCACTATCGCCTACAGCCGAACCCCCGTCGATTGGATGAAGGTCGAGGATGCGTGGATTGACGAGGACGACGGCGGCCTGCTGATCAAGCCGGGCGGCCCGCGCGTGGTCGAACCACTGGGCGACCGCACCGCCGTTCTCATGTTCTCGTCATCGCACCTCGCCTATCGCCATGAGCGCATTCGCCGCGATGCTGGTGCCTCATGGGATTGGCCCGACTATCAGCCCCACATTTCGCTGACCGGCGATCCGGTCGACCTTTCGAGCGTCGAGCCGTACCGCGGCAAGATTGAACTCGGCCCCGAGATCTTCGAGGAGATCGACGAAGGGCGCGAATGATGCGCGTTGACCTCGCCGCAATGACGCGAAGGGCGAAGAACCCGCGCCGCACCGTCATCCCCATCCGCCCGATCAAGGCGCAGGCGACGCAGGCGACGAACCTCTATCAGTCCGCCTATCGCCCGGTCGTCCAGGCATGGGAAGCCGCCCTGCCCGCGATCCTTGCCGAGTACGAGCGCACCCTTGCCCAGATGACGACCGACAGCCCCGCCGATGTCGAGGCGCGGATTGGCCAGGCGGAAGCGGAGGCGCAGTCGATCGTGCTGCGGGTGTCGATCGCGTTGGAGCGGTGGGCGGCGGTTGTGGAACGCTGGCACCGGCGCCGATGGGTGGCGAACGTGCTCTCGGCTACGAGCGTGGACCTTTCGACGATGATCGGAGCGGGCGACATGCGGATGACGCTCGAGGCCGCGATTGCGCGCAACACCGGGCTGATCAAGTCGGTCTCAGACGAGACGCGCCGCCGGGTGGGTGATGCCGTGTTCCGCGGGCTGCAGAACCGCACGCCGTCCCGCGATGTTGCGCGCCAGCTGCGCGAGGCTGTGGGGATTGAGCGGCGCCGGGCGTTGCGCATCGCCTCGGATCAAAATTCGAAGCTGGCCGGCGCGCTGAATGCTGAGAGGCGCAGGCAATCCGGCATTTCGGAATTCCGCTGGGTTCATTCGGGCAAGCTTCATCCTCGTGAGGATCATCTTTCACGCGATGGCAAGCTCTATACCGAGAACCCCGAGCGGGTGGGCAAGGAATATCAGGGCAAAACGATCCGCAAGGCGCCGGACGATCGCGCGAGCCAGCTTCCGTTTTGCGGGTGCACCGAGGCTGCTGTACTCATCCTCGAATAATCGCTTCGCCCGCGCCGCCCGGTGTGGTATCAAAGCGGGCCGAGAAGCTGCGCTAACAGCAACCCGGCCCTGACCAATAAACCTGTTGTGGAGGTTCATGTGGCTAAACCGCTCATACGTCGAAAAATCATTCCCGAAAACCCAGTTGCTGTCGGGAAACGCTTCACTCGCTTAGTCGTGATCGAAGACGGGTGGGAGCAGGTTGGTTCCACCGGTCGGGTTGCCGATGTGGTCAAAGTTCGTTGCGACTGCGGAACTGAGAAATTCGTTCGGCCCGGCGCATTGACGCGAGAGACGACACTTAGCTGCGGGTGCCTCCATAAGGAGAAGGCTCGCGAACTCTGCAAGGCGCGCGTGACCCACGGATGTACTCGTCCGAGTGACCCGAAATATCTGATGTACCGCGCGTATCATTCAATGATCCAACGCTGCTACAATCCGAGGGTTAAGAAATATCCGGCTTACGGTGGCCGCGGGATCACGGTCTGCGATCGCTGGTTAGGTGACGGCGGGTTCGAAAATTACTTGGCGGACATGGGGGAAAGACCCAAGGGCATGTCGCTCGACCGGATAGACAACAACGGGCCGTATGCTCCCGATAATTGCCAGTGGGCCTCGCAAAGCGAGCAGTGCAATAACCGCCGAAGCAATCGCCTGATCACATATCGCGGCGTTCAGAAAACGTTGACGCAATGGGCGCGCGAGAATGGTCTGGAGCCAGCACTGGTGTCAGATAGACTCTCCCGCGGTTGGTCGGTTAGCAGAGCGCTTTCAACACCCATGCCCTAGCGGCGGTAATTCGCACACCAAGCCCCGCATATCCCGTGTCGCATGGTTCAACTATGCGACACGCTGGCACTTGACCGCTCCGCCCGCATTTGCGCGGACGGGAGCCTTGTTGCTGAAGTGTTCGCCGCGCGCACCGGCTTGCAGGATTATCGCGGCGCCGAAGTCGATCCCGAGAACAAGCACGGCCTGCGCGACAAGGCGATTGTCCAAGTCTACCGTCCTGAAGCCGAGGTGTTTAAGGCCGACAGCCTCGCCACCTTCGCCGCAGCACCCGTAACCGTCGATCATCCCAGCGAGGCGGTCACTGCCGACAACTGGCGCGGGCTCGGCGTGGGCGAGATCAATGGCGATGTCGTTCGCGATGGCCAGCGCGTCCGCGTTCCGATCATCGTTCGCGATTCCGCAGCCGTGAAGGCGGCAACCTCAACGCACAAGCAGTTGAGCATGGGCTATGCCACGGAACTGGTTTTCCCGAAGGACGGGAAGCATCCGGATGGCACGGCCTGCGACGCCTATCAGACCAATCTCAAGATCAACCACATTGCGCTTGTTCCCGCTGCCCGGGGTGGGCCGGAATTGCGCGTGGTCGATGAACGCACCGCCCCGATCACCACCAAGGATGAACCCATGAAGAAGATCACGCTTGATGGTCTGCAGGTCGATTTGTCGGATGCTGACGCTGTCAGCGCGGCCTTCGACAAGCTGCAGGCAAAAGTCGCGACTGCCGACAAGGCCCTCGCCGACGCCCAGACCGAACACGACAAGGCGATCGCCAAGCTCGACGCGAAGGTCGAAGAACTCGAAGGCAAGGTCGTCGACCAGGCCCAGATCGACGCGCTCGCCGACGCCAAGGCCGACACCGTGGCCAAGGCCAAGGCAGTGTGCGGCGACAAGCTGCCCGACACCTCTGGCAAGACCGTGGGCGAAGTTCGCCGCATGGCTCTCGACGCCAAGGGCATCGACTGCACCGACAAGTCGGACGACTACATCGAGGCTCGCTTCGATGCGCTGACCGCGGATGCATCGGGCAAGGTCGAGCCGATCACCCCGAAAACCACCACGAATGACGCAGCCAGCGACATTGTCGCCGCTCGCGCCGCTCGCAACGCCCGTCTCGCGACGGCTTACAAGGGAGCCTGAACCATGGCCGTTTTCCAGACCAATTTCAGCGATGACATCGCGGTTCCCTACGCGGGTTCGCCCGGCAACGGTGAGCTGTCGAATGACATTTCACTCCACCTCGAAGGCTCCACCGCCTGTGCTTTCGGCCGCCCGGTTTACCGCGGGACTGCTGACAAGGGCGCGACGCTGACTGTCTCGGCGAACCTCCGCGGTTTTGCCCTTCGTCAGCAGGGCCTCGTTGAAACCTCCGATCGGCCGGCAGACAGCTACGCCCCCGGAGACACGATGGCCGTGCGCGAGCGCGGCACGATCTATGTCACCACGGCAGTGACGGTAACGGATGGCCAGCAGGTCTATGTCACCGACGCTGGCGCCGTCACCAATGTTTCGACCGACAATACGGCTGCGACGGGCTGGTTCTTCGACCAGACCATCACCGCAGCCGGTCGCGTCATGATTGCTCGTCGATAAGGAGCCTGACCAATGAGCGAACTTACCTTCTACGACAGTGTCGAGACCGCTCGCCGGGCCCTCGATGCCGAAAAGCCCGACCTCGCTTTCATCGACTCGCTTCGCGGCGTCGACCTGAGCGATGCCGATGCCACGCTGGCGTTCCTGCAGCCGCAGCTGCACCGCGTCGAGCAGGCCATCTACATGACCAAGTACCCGGAAGCGAACTACGCCGAGTTCATGCCGGTCGATACGCAGGGTGATGTATGGACGCCGGGCAGCATCCACTTCTCGGGTGACATCACCGGCAAGCCGGAATGGTTCGACGTGGCGGCAGACGATATGCCCTACGCCGAATTCAGCCGTACTCAGTTCCTGCAGGAAAACCATATTCGTGCGATCGGCCTTCGCTGGACCCGTGCGGATCTCGAAAAAGGTCAGCGCCTCGGCGTCGACATGGTCTCGGGCAAGGTCGATGCAGCGAACAAGTCGGCTGAGCGCGACATTCACAAGATCGCCACGGTGGGCGACGGCGTGAAGTTCACGACCGGGTTCTTCAACAACCCGCTGGTGACTTCGGTCGCGGCCGGCGCCACTCTGGCGGCTTCCACGCCGGACGAAGCGGTAACGATCGTCAACGCGGCCCTGACTTCGGTCGAGGTCAATACCGGCGAAACGATGCAGGCTGACACCCTCGCGCTGCCGACCGGTGTGTACAATGGCCTGGTCTCGCGCCGCATGACCGACACGAACATGACGGTTCTCCGCTATATTCAGGAGAATTCGGTCGTGCCGAACCTGACGATCAAGAAGACCCGTCATCTGACGACTTCGATGATCGCTTACGCCAACACGCCCGAGGCGCATCGCTTCCACCTGCCCGGTGGCGGCCTGCAGCTCGGCCCGGATTGGCAGGTCGGTCACTATGTCTGGGCTCGCCCGGGCATCTACGCCACCGGCGGTTACGAATGCCGCCTGCCCAAGGCATTCACCAAGTACACGGGGGTTGCAGCGTAATGGCCACGTTCACCGTCAAGAACAACGCGCCCGGCGCACGCGGCGTCGGTTCGGTTCTCATCGAGGCTGGTGCAACCAGCGAAGTCGAGTTGACCGACGAGGAAGCCAAGCTGCTTGGTGACTTCGAAGGCGTCGAATTCATCGAAGGCGACGAGGACGACGGTTCGCTTTCGTCCATGAAGGTCGATGATCTCAAGGCGCTTGCCGAAGAAGAAGGCATCGACCTCGGCGATGCTACCAGGAAGGCCGACATCGTCTCGGCGATCGAACTGGCCCGCGAGGAAGCTGGCCAGCAGTAATGAGCCCTGTCGGGTCTCAGGGGTGGGCCGCTTCGCATAGCGCGGGGCGGCCCTTTTCTTTGTGACGGCGGTAATCTTTAGAGACACCTGACGGCACGGTTCCCGCACCATTGCAAGGGAACCGACATGGCCGACAATCTCACAGCCCCCGCAGCCGGCGCGGTCCTCGCCAGCGATGACATCGGAGGCGTTCAGTATCCGCGCATGAAGGTCACGTTTGGCGCAGATGGTTCGTCGACCGACGTTTCGACCGCAAGCCCCCTGCCAGTTACGCTTGGCCTGACGGACACGCAGCTTCGCGCATCTCCGCTTGATGTGAACGTAACCTTCCCCACCGAACAGGCCGTCTCGATTGCCGATCCGGTCGCGGTGACGGGCGAGTTCTACCCGGCCACGCAGCCTATTTCGGGCAGTGTCGGTATCACAGGCAATGTCGCTGTCACCGGCCCGCTGACCGACAACGAATTGCGCGCGTCTCCGCTTGAGGTGGACGTGCAGAACGATATTGCCACCAGCGCCAAGCAGGACGAAGGCACGGCGGCGGTTGCCAAGCTGGGCAGCGCCAAGCGGTGGTTCCCGATCACGCCCGATGGCAATACCGATCTCGCGACGATCCCGGACGCGATTTATGTCGGCGGTGCGGGTGACGTGGTGCTGAAAGGCAGCGACGGCACGAACGCGACCTTCGCGGTAACGGCGGGGCAAGTGCTTCCGTTTAGCCCGACGCGCGTTCTGGCGACCGGAACGACCGCAACCGGACTGGTAGGGCTGGTAAGCTGATGCCGATGCTGGCTGGCCTTGGGGTATCGCGCCCGGCGATCCTGTCGCGGCGCAGGCGTGTCGTGCTGCCGCCTGTGGCTGCGCCAGTCGCTCAAGGCTATCTCGCCAACACCGTGGCACCCTTCACCGCCTATGCTCCGCAGCGCATGGTGGATGGTTATACTGGCCCGCTGTTCACGCTGCGCCGCGCCGATGGGGCAACGATGGATGTGCAGCCGCAAGCGGGCGGCGATTATCCCGATTACGCTGCTATCGACGCCTGGGCGGGCGGCGATATTCCCACCGTCGCCACAATGCACGATCAATCGGGCAACGGGCGTGACCTTGTGTCTCTT